TTGGAAATAACTGGGCAGAGACACACTAATGTGTTATACTATTAGAATAGTAAGGAGAGTGAGATGACTCAGATTTTTTCGGTAGAGGATTTTGAAGAGCGTTTGTCAGAGCTTACAATCGGTACAAAAGACGTTCAAGAACTCATTGAGTTTGTCAGAGTTCAAGATCGTAAATTAAAGCACCAGATGAAGAAGCTAGACGTAGCTGCTACAATGATCGGGCATAGCCAGATTGAAACCTGTTTGATAGAGAGTGATTATGAGTAAGGAAATATACAGACTGATCGACGACATCTATTCACTGATGGAGAACCGTAATACTCCTAAGGACGTAGATGTTGACGCTGAGATTGAACGCTTTGGTGAGGCCATGAAAGACCTCATGAAGAAAGAGTTCAAGCCATCCATGCGTGATAGCCGCAAGCTCCGCTTGTCCTCTATTGGTAAGGATGATCGTCAGCTTTGGTACTCTGCAAACAAATACTCGCAAGAGAAGATGAAGCCTAACAACTACATCAAGTTCATGTATGGGCATATGATTGAAGAACTGATTCTGTTCTTGACTCGTATGGCAGGGCACACCGTAGAAGACGAACAGAAACTCTGTGAGGTTGAGGGTGTTAAGGGCTCTATGGATGCCCGGATTGATGGTCGACTGGTTGACGTTAAGTCAACTTCAACCTACGGCTTCAAGAAGTTCAAGGACGCTACGCTTGCCTTTGACGATCCGTTTGGCTATGTGGCTCAGTTGAAGGCTTATGCTCACTCTGAGGGTGACACTAAGTACGGGTGGATTGCTATTGACAAGCAGAATGGTCACCTGTGTTACCTTGAGTATGATGAGGAAGACACACAGGCTCCCGTTCACTCTGTGATTAGCTATGACATTGCTGAACGAGTACGCCATGTAAAAAAGGTGGTGGAGCTTCCAGAACCTCCGTCCTTCTGTCACGAGCCCGTGGACGATGGGAAGTCTGGAAACAAAAAGCTCGCTACGGGTTGCTCGTACTGCGGTTACAAGCTCCACTGTTACCCCACCTTAAGAGGATTTATTTATTCTACTGGTGTAAGGTTTTTAACAGAGGTTAAGAATGAGCCTAAGGTTCCTGAGCTAGAGTTGAAGCCTGTATGAACAATGCAGTTGATGGGCGTGTATGTTCTAAATGCCACACGTTCAAACCTATAGAGGAGTTTCCTAGCTATAGTGGAGAAAATTATCCTAGAGGTGATTGTCGAGACTGTAAAGCATCTCTAAAGAAAACTGTAATTAAACTTAAGGGACAGACTCCAAAACCAACAAATCATCATTGTTGTCCGATCTGTAAACGAACTGGTGAAGATATTGTTAAGTATCAGTATAAACAAAAGTATCCATTTTGTTTAGATCACTGTCACAATACCGGCCAGTTTAGGGATTGGATTTGTCAGAAGTGTAACACATCATTAGGTGGTTTTAATGATGATATAGAGATTTTAAAAAATGCAATAAAGTATTTGAGGAAACATGATGGCAAAAAAGAAAGGCAAACCGCCAAAGGGCTACGATAGTTGGTTTGAGTATGAGTTGCACATAGGTGTTCTTAAGGGATGTGAGTATCACACTTCAGGTGTTTCATACACACAGACTAAGATGTACGAGCCAGACTTTGCAGTTGGAGACTTTCTTATAGAGGCCAAAGGCCGCTTTAGGGACTCTGAAGAAGCACGAAAGTATGTAGACATACGTAATAGTTTAATACATGAAGAGTTAGTGTTTGTGTTTTATCACCCAGACACACCAATGCCAAGAGCAAGGAGACGTAAAGATGGGACTAAGTTCACAATGTCTGAATGGGCTAACAAAAACGGTTTTAGGTTCTACACTGTCGAGACCATTACTGAACTTCTTAAGGAAGCGGAAGTATGCTAACATTTACCGACGTGTGTGACCGCTTGAAACAGCAAGATGAAATCAGTGTCCTTGAGGTGCTTGAGATCACCTCAGAGGAACTGGTGGATCGCTTTAATGATAAGATTGAAAACAAACTAGATTACTTTTTGGAGGACTTAGAAGATGAGTCGTAGATTTGATAGTGTCTTTGAAGATGAAGAAGACAAAGCGTACATGACGTTTGAGTTTCGTAACTGTGGTAAGACTGTCACATTGTATAACAAGTATGACTATGACGTTACTTGGGATGAAATACTAGAGGACGTAGTACAGTGTCTTGAGGGTTCTTATGGTTACTCTTTTGACATAAAGGACTTCAGTATTTACACAGGTAAGTCCGATGAGTGACCTGAATGAAATGGCTCGTGAGTATCAACTAGGTGGAAAACATTACACTGATAAAGCAATACAGCCTTGGGACGCAATGGAATGTTGGATGTCTGAAGAGCAGTTTAAAGGATTTATCTTAGGTAATGTTATCAAGTACATGGCACGTTTTCAGGATAAGGGTGGTAAGTTAGACCTACAAAAAGCCAAACATTATCTGGACAAACTGATAGAAATCTGGTAAAATAGTAGGTTCGCTCTTGTGCTTTTGCAGGAGCGACAACAAGAAAAAACACTGGAGAAATACATGACACAATACTTAGGGATAACGATTGACTATGAAAGAGATAATCGCCTCAGCGACCAAGCTACTAAGCTCATGCAAGACTACTATATGCTTGACCATGAAGAATCCCCTCAAGAGGCTTTCGCTCGTGCTAGTGTGGCCTATTGTGGCGATGACCTCAATTTTGCACAGCGTATTTATGATTACGCTTCAAAAGGTTGGTTTATGTTTGCGTCACCTGTGTTGTCGAACGCACCTGAACATGGCCGAAACAATAGGGGCTTGCCTATTAGTTGTTTCCTTACTTACGTGGGTGACAATCTTGATAGCCTTATTGAACATAATGGTGAAGTAGCATGGCTTTCCGTAAAGGGCGGAGGTGTGGGTGGGCACTGGTCAGATGTGAGAGGGATCAGCGACAAAGCCCCCGGCCCGATGCCGTTCATGAAAGTAGTAGACAGTCAGATGACAGCGTACAAGCAGGGCAAGACTCGCAAGGGGAGTTACGCCGCATACCTAGACGTAAGCCATCCTGACATTGAAGAATTTATTTCGTTTAAAGTACCTACAGGTGGCGACATCAATCGTAAGTGCTTTAACTTATTTAATGCTGTGAACATCACAGATGAATTTATGGAGAAAGTAATTAATGATGAACAACACGACCTTACAGACCCGCATACAGGAATTGTCAGAGATACAGTCAAAGCTCGTAAGCTGTGGCAACGAATCCTTGAAGCTAGGTTCAGAACTGGTAGCCCATACCTTAACTTTATCGACACAGCCAGACGAGGCTTACCGGAAGCTCAAAGAAAACTTGGACTGTCAATTAATGGCTCTAACCTCTGCAATGAAATCCATCTCGCTACATCTGAAGAACGAACAGCCGTCTGTTGCCTCTCCTCAGTCAATCTTGAAAGATACGATGACTGGCGAGCAAGCGGCATGGTTGGAGACCTTATCCGATTCTTGGACAACGTGCTTCAATACTTTATTGACAACGCACCAGAAGAACTGGGAAAAGCTGTCTACTCAGCATATAGAGAGCGTTCAGTCGGCCTTGGAGCAATGGGCTTCCACGGCTACCTCCAAAGCAAAGGCATAGCTTGGGAGTCATGGCAAGCGGCGAGTGAGAACTATGCAATCTTCAAAGACATCAAAGCCCAGTCTCTTGAGGCCACCTACTCGCTCGCTGTGGAGCACGGTGAGTGTCCTGATGGAGTGGGTACTGGTGTTAGAAATATGCATCTGTTGGCTATTGCTCCTAACGCTAACTCTAGTATCCTATGTGGGTGTTCTGCTAGCATTGAACCACGTATTAGCAACTGCTTTGTGCATCGTACTCGTGCCGGGAGTCATACTGTTCGCAATCCGTACTTGGAGAAACTATTAGATGACAAGAATCACAACACTAAGAAGGTGTGGCAAAGCATCCTTGAAAGCGAAGGCTCTGTTCAGCACTTGGAGTTCTTATCCGACAGTGAGAAGGCTACGTTTAGAACGTCGTTTGAGATTGATCAGGAATGGGTTGTGGAACACGCCGCAAAGAGACAGGAATTTATATGTCAAGGACAATCAGTCAACCTATTCTTCCCATCAGGCACGGACAAAGCTATCGTTAATCAGGCACATCTCAAGGCTTGGAAAGAAGGACTTAAAGGCTTATATTACTTGCGGACGACTGCGGGGGTTACAGCGGAGAAAGTTGGAACGAAAGTAG